CATCTAACTGTGCAGCTTTTGCAAGCAACTTATCTACAGCTTCAGCAGTAGCAGCCATCTTTGCATTCTCGACCGTCGAAGTATTGTACCAACTAGCGCTTCGTTGTTCGAATTCCTCGACTTCAGCTAACTTCTGAGGCATTGATTGTGCAGCATTGATGATTGGATCTTTCGCCATCTGATTATTTAGCTTCTTGACTTCACCATCAAGATGTCGAGCTCGTTGAGAATTAGCTTCATCAATTGCCATATCTCTTTGTGCTTCTAAAGCCTTGACAGCCTGTTCATAAGCTTCTTTTCTGACTTGTGCCAGATTGTTAGCATTCTGAGCTTGGACCGCCTTTAACTTTCTTAATTCGTCCGTTTGTTTCTCAATTCTTTCAAACAAAGGCTTTCTTAAGACATATTCTTTAGCGTCTACAAAGTTCTGACCTTCGTGATTAGGTTTCCAACCAATCTTTAGTGCCTTTTCTTCCCATTCGTCCTTCGGAGCATAAGCTGTTGATTCTGATTCAACGACAGGCACTTCAGCTTCAACTGGACTTTCTTTTGTTTCTTCTGCTTTGACAGGCGTTTCTTGTTCTTTACGTAATGCTTCTATTTCTTTTTGTAATGCTTTTTCTTTATCGTACGACATTTTCTTTTGTCTCCTCGACTACTAACACATCTTTGTCATTGATGACCCAATGCTCTACTTCTGCTTCCTTATCACCAGCTAATCGGATTGCTCCGTAACGTGCAAAGTGAACCTTGTCACCAATTCCACACCATGCCGTACCATCACAACCTGAATCTTTCCTTTTATAAGCTGTTGATCCTAGTTCCATTACAGTCCCGATACATTGACCAGTCGTCTCACTAATCTGTGCATCTTCGCTTTCAGCATCTGCTCGGTATAACATTGATCCTTCAAACTTCTCAATATCCTTTTTCTTAAACTTCTTGACTTCTATCAGAACCCTCGGCCCTTTTACTTTGTATTTCATTTATAACTTCCTCCGTCACTATGACTGATAAAAACTCTTTTGTTTCTAAAACCATTCTTAAAGCTAATATCTGTCCCTTTAATTGAGACAAGACATGTAAATCTTGTTTAGACAGACTCGGGCCATTTAGGACCAAGCCAGTCAGTTGATGTTCGTTATCTTCTAAGACTTCTTTGACAAGACCCAACATCTTTTGAGTCACAGCCTGCTTTAGCCAATTACTGACCATTTCCTTCGTCACTCGGTCCTGCTGGTCCTGGTTCTGGTTGTTGTTGGTCATTGTCTATTTGATCCTGTGATTGTTCGAGTCCAGTAGTAGCCTGTTGATGTTGATTATCAACTTGTTGTTGCTTGATCTTTAGTTCTTGAGCTTGGGCATTAGCGTCAGTCATTTGTTGATGTGCTTGTGCAGCCATACCGACTTGTGCTTTGACAGTCTCGACCTTAGAGTTATGGTCATTGACATCAGCATTCTTCTGCGTTGCTTTAGCGTCAGCCATTAACTTGACAGCATTAGCTTGCTTTTCTGTAATCTCAGCGTCTGTCTTAGGAAGCTTAGCAATAAATTCTTTTTCTTTGAGATCTTGTGCCTTGCCTTTGATTTGGACTTCTGCCATCTTGCTTTGATGTTTGTTTTGGGCATCGATCATCTTAGGATCAGGTGCCTTAGGTTGATTAGCAGCTGCTTTAGGTAACAATGCATCAACATTATTAACACGGGCTGCAGTCAACATCATCTTTTGTGCTTGGTACTGATTAATCAAGGATCCTGGAGCTTGTGACATGCCCATGACTACTTGTGCTTGTGTCAAGCGTTGTGCATCACTCGAGACGTTAGGATCAGCAACAGGCATGACTTGGACTGTCTTATTCTTATAGATATTAGGCAGACCTTTGAATTCATCACCTAACAATTGGTGATATTCTGCTTCATCGAGGTACTTACCATTAAGGTAAAACAACTTCTTGAACTCTTCACCCATTGCTCTCAAGACACGGCTATGGATCGATGAGTGGAGCTTCAAGCCTTGTTCGATCATAGCTAACATCGAAGTAGCAGGAACGTTAGTCGCGTTCTGAGCGCCTTGGAGTGCGTCTGTCGAAGACGTCAAGTCCTTAGCAGCTTGTAACAACAATCCGAGTAATTGGAACAGGACACTCGAAGGTTCTTTATAGTTCAACGGATAGAAACCGTCTTTAATGGTCTGGCCAATAACACCTTTGACCTTAGCCCAACTACCTGGTTCTACTTCCATAGATCCACCCATGAACTTCAGGCGGCTATCCATAATACCAGTCTGTAGGTTAGCTAGATTACCAGCATCAATCAATTCATTAAGAATCGTATTGACAGACTCACTCAATGGTAACATCAAGATACCAAAGCCTATAGACATATAGCTTCCGTCAGGAGCTGGGAGGAAGTGGTAGTCTGTAAAGTACTGTACTGCTTTAATACTAACTACTTCTTTCTTACTATTAAATTTAACGCCTTCTTTGTCAAACCTAGCTTTAATTCTGATGATCTGGTTCGTCGATTCATGCATTGTTACAATATATGGTTCTCTATATCCGTCTTGGTCTAAATCCAAGAAACAATGGATCTCATGAAGATCACAGACTGGATTGATTTGAGTCGCTGGATAGTGTTGTAAAATCGCTTCAACAGCTTCTTCGTCATATAAACCAGAACGACTGCCTGTAATAAGATCATTAGGATAACAATGAATGACATGGGTTATTCTTTCTAGATCGTCAATACAGGAGATCGCTGGATCATTTCTTAGAATCAAGTCTTTATAATAACAAGTATGTGAACAATTCTTTTTAGTATCTGTATCGTAATAAGTCTTCTTACAAATAAAACCAATGTTAGGCAACGCAATCAAGAGCTTATCCATACCTTGTAACCAATTACTATTACTCGCAAGTAATTGAAAACTCATGTGTGTCGTAATCCCGTCTGCTATTAAATCTAGCATTGGATTAGACTTTCCGAAGATCTCAGCCTTGACAATCTTGTTGTCATGACTTAATTCTGGATATTCACGGGCTGCGAACTGATAACAAGCAATCGTAATCAAAGGATACTTGACGTTCGATGATTGTGGCAGTGGTGTATTCTTTGGTTCTTTCGTCAGACGAGATAGCTTAAGAGCTTCGTCTGTATCCTGCATCCACTTAGATTGGCTAGACTTGTCTTCTCTGACACCAGACAGCAATTGGCTAGCAATCGCTTGGAGTTCAAGAGGTAACAATTCAGTCGTCAAGTTATCTGCTGTCGCATATTTCAACAGGACATGCTTGTCATTGTCTTCGTGATCAGGTGTACCTTGAGTATCTAAAAGATTAGCGTCAAAGGTATCGTCTTTCTCGTTGTCTTGGTCTGTATAGTCCACTATTAGTATCCTGTAACACCGGATTGGCCTGTTTTAGGCGGTTTAGACCTTTGATAGTCTGGAGAATCTTCTAAAAACTCTGGTGGAGGCATTTCCATGATCTGTAATATAGACATGACTAAATAGCGTAATGCGTCCATAAGGTGATCATCTTGCTTTACAATCTTACCGTTCATATCACGTCTATAGACCCTGAATTCAGCCAGAGTGTTCATCAGATGTGACATTATCTTTAATCGGCCTGAAGAAAGTCTTTGGAAGACTTCTAAGATACTAGGATCAACTGTCCCTGGACCATTATTTGCTTTACAGACATTTAGTCCGTACTTTTCGTATTGTTGGAGCAAGGCCATTGCACCTGCTTCTGAATGTCGGTCACTATGACAGTCAACTGCGATAGGGACCCAAGCGCCTCGAGCTCTAATAGCGTCTGCATGAATTGCAGGCTCTGCATATCCGCGATAGTATTCACTGTAACAGTAAATTGTGTCAGTCTTTTGGTCATAAGCCCCCCAGATAGCAGCAGTCTTCTTCCAACCGACGTCCATTCCACATGCTCTAGGCCATTTGTCATTGATCGTAAATGGATCAATTGTAATATCAGCTTCGACTAACGGGTATATTGCACCACTACCTAATTGTGGAATCCCTTTCGACCGAGCATCTCGTTCATGAGGACTATAAGAAGCAAGAAGTTCTTTCTTTGCTTCAGTAGTCAGATGAGGAGCATCTTCCCAAGTAAGGTTAACAACAAACTTACTCATGTAGCAGCCTTCTGGTCTCTTTCGTAAGCAGCTAGAATCTCTTCTAGATACTTCATTTGGTCAGCATAAGATCTGACAAGATGTGCATTAGACAGATCACCATGCTTACCACCAGCCAATCTATTTAATTCACACTTAATCAGATATACTTGTTGTTCTATCATGGCTTTATGACCACTAATATCACGTTTCTTGTCTACGACTTCATAACCAATGCCGTTAAAGAATACTTTGTTTCTGCTATTGCTCATCGTCGACTGCTCCTATACCGCCTGGAGGGAATTTACCACCAGGTAAAAATGATAATACAACTTCTGACAGACCCAACAATGGAGTAAAGGTACAAAGAATAATGCCGTTGGTCGTCATTGTTCTTGTCACACACTCTGAGTAAATCTCACGCTTGTCTGGTTCTTCATCAAGATGTACTACATGGACTTGTGCACCCATGAATGCTTCTACACCTTGGACATAACTTTTAAAATGTATTTCGCTATATCCATCAAACACCCCGTTCGTATAATGTTTGATATAAACATCTTGGATAGCATCGGGAATACCTGACTTACTTGTTACTTGGAACTTTCCACCCCAATATATATCGTCTCTAGGAAGAAAGCCGGTCCCCATCTCATGTTTGGGCCCTAGCAAATACTTTT